CACAATTATGACAAAGTTTAGATGATGGATAAAATCTATCTACAACTCTTAATTCAATATCATATTCTTTGCATTTACTAATTAACTTAGTTTTAAATTCAAAGAACTTTTGTTGTGCTACTGCTTTAGAAAGATGCCTATTTTTCATCATACCACGAACATTCAAATCTTCAATAACAATAAAAGCAGGCTTGGTTTTCACTATGCTATGTATTGTTTTATTAAGATAATCAGTCCTGATGTTAGTCAATCTTTGATAAAGCTTCTGTACCTTTAACTTTTGTTTTACTAAATTCTCTCCACAGGCCTCTCCTTTCTTTATTACAACGACTTTACGAGATAATTTTCTTTGTTCTCGTTTTAATCTTTTTTCTACTTTCTTGACATTATTCGTTCTATTTATATTATGATAAATAGAGCCATTAGAACATATTGCAAATTCCTTTAAACCCAAATCTATGCCAATACCAAAATTATTACATTGAATATTATCTATATCTGGCATATCAATCAAAACAGATATGTAATATCGTCCAGCTTTATGTGAAATAGCCCCACTTCTCACAATAAAACCATCTTTAGATGTCGGAATGTAACCTTTCTCTTTTAAGCGAACCCATCCCAAAGTAGGAACTTTAATCCTATGTCGCTCACTTAAACAGTCTGTCTTATTATTTTTAACAAAATACATTTTAACATCAGAATTATTTTTCTTCTTAAATCTAGGAAATTTGCTTTTACGACTAAAAAACCTTTTAAAGGCTATGTATGCATCTTCCACAGACTTTTTAATGGATTTTGAAGATACTTCTTTTATCCACCTTTTATCAGGATTATTAGGAAGATATTCATTATTAAGCCAAACATTGAAATGTCTACCAGATATAAACTTTTCTCCATTCTCATAGAGTTCTTTATTATGAGCAATGTAAAAATTATAAATAAATCTACATACACCAATAGTTTTATTAATCTTTATAATCTGCTCATCTGTTGGATTGATTTCAGTCTTAAAACTCCTTAACAACTCTAATACCTTCCTATGCAATAAAGTCAATACAGTCTAAAAGAAAAACGTAGAACTAAGAAACTATTCTTACTTCATAAGAATACTACTCTTTTATTATACAACTTTCTAGAAAGAATGTACAAGTTTTATATATAATTTACTATACACTAAAACCCTACAATAACACTCATCTCTGCTAACATAGAAATATAATCATCATATCCACCATATAAATCAGAATCAATAGGTATGTTAGCAGAACTCATATATTTACCTAATAAATCTTTAATCAACAACCTCTCTCTATCAAAAGACACACTACGAGCCTTAGAAGTTGTTACCTTACAACTAGTTAAACCTTTATGAACCTTAATCTTAACAAATTCTGTCTTATCATGACTCATATAAATATCTAAAGTACCATTACTAAATACAAATCTATCGCTTTGACGAATAGGTAATATATTAGCACCTATCTTTATGCTAACAGAACCACCACCTGTGTAAATTCTAGATATACCATACTGAAAATTGCAACCATCACCACTATCTGACATACAACTATACATGTCATCACACTGATTTATCTCACGCAACATAATAGAAGTTGCTATGCTAGACAATAATTTATTACTCTCTTTAGATAGATAGTTAAACCTATCAGCACGTATCTTTCTATAACCCTCACTCATCTTTATTACCTCTCTCAATAATATCTGCCAACGTAGACCAACAACCACCAACAAAAGTTTTAACTTTAGAAGTATCTAACTTCTCTGTAGAGATTGGGTGATATTTAAATTCTTCATATTCCCAACACTCCATACCATCACATATCTCTTGACGATAGAAATACCCTTTTGTAGTGAAAATCTTTAAATCTGTAGCTACCTCAGGGGCTCCATACCCACTATCATAATAATCATGTCTTGCAATTTTACAGAACTCTTCCCAAGACAAACTACCAATACTAGTCGCCACAAATAAAATATCTTTTGTACGCATACCATACTCATGTAGCGTACTAATAAACCCTACAATTAAATGCTTTCGATACAATGAATGATATCTCATAATATAATCTCCTTATATGAAATAAACTATCTACCTAAATAATACCACATACTGTAAAGTGTTGTAAAGTAAAAAGAGTGTATGAACAAATCATACACTCAATTAATTAACTTTATTTAGTGACATACCAAGCTAAACAAGATAAAAGCGTTATAACAGTAAAAGACACTAAAATATAAACTATACATTCCCTATTGCTATTAAATTTTTCAGTATCACAAAATGTAAAAAATGTATACAAAAATGACACAATAAGAAACATAAAAACAATGATAAAAATCATAATCTAACCCCTAAAAAATATCTGTATACCAACCATAGATAAAATCATAAATAATAGAACTGTAAATACAGAAAGAAGATAATACCATATATTTTTATCAACAAAATAATCTTGTACAACTGCTAACACTAACACAGTTAATGTCAATACTAACACAAAAGAAACTAATTCCATAGACCACCTATATACACAAAAACCTATTAGCGTACATAATTGCACGTTTTACATTTTCAAACTTAGTAATATGATTAACACACTCTTGAACATGAACTTGATTATCTGAGAAGAATATAAAATTAATTGCCCACTCTTTAACTATATAGCTAATTGTAATTGTGCTATCTTCATGTACAGACACATCAACATCTGTACAAGACATAGGTCTTTCTAATTTAGTACCCTTGACAAAATCTACTACATTTTTACATTGATTATTTAAATCTAATGTATTGTATTCTTTCTTAAAGAACTTAACTAACTCAATAATATCTTCTTCTGAATGTACTACCATAATCTAATCTCCCCTTAAAATAGTATCTAAATACCACTATTATCTAATACTTCAGTAAACTCTTTAATAGCATCCTCAACTGACATAGAATCAATATACATCAAATCTACCACATTATGCTCATCACTTAATGTATCATAATGATACATACTAATAATATCAGTAGGTAAAAATTCAATATCTAAATGTGTACCATTTACAGCTTCAATAGAAATGAGAATACTCCCAATAGTTGAAGATACAATCCTAACACCACATCTACGATACCACGGATTTGTCTTATCTAAATCGTACACAGACTTAATAAACTCTTTAGCATTAGTAATTACATTAGATGCTACTGCATGTCCATCTTCTAACTCAATAAAACTATCAATCGTATCAACCCAATCATCTAACTTAGACTTCTCTTTGAACACAACCTATCTCCTTTATATCTACATCTCTATACATACTAAAAATAGAATCTATAACAACTGACACATCCCTATAAACAAAACTAGCCATACACTTTGTCATGAAAGATTTTAAAGGTATTGTAATATAAATCTCATACCCTTCATATGAACTTAATGACTTAACCTTAATATTAAAACCACTATAAGGCAATACATACGTATAATTATCATCTAAACATGCATACATAACCATATATGCCAAGTCTCTAAGAGAAATATTGTTATAAATATACGAATCCTCAAACTGTTTATCAAATCCAACTGAATCTAACCCTAAATAATCTAAATAAGGTTCAGATGGATACTCACCCAACTCACCCTCTCTACCAATACTAAGCTTAGCTACTATATTGTACTCTCTCAATGAAGTATTAGACTGATAACACTTCAAGAACTCATCTACCATATATCATCACCTAAAACTCATACCCATTTTTAATTAAATTTCTAAAATCACTATCAAAATAAGGTGTAGCAATTCGATTATGCTTATTACCACTCATCTCACATAAGTAATAACCACTCACACTAGGTTTATATCCAGCACTCTTAGCATAATCTGGGAATACTTGAAAACTAGATTGATAAATATCCCACACTTGACGTGCTACAGGTTTTTTAACAAACTTATTATGCTCAATCTTAACCCTTGCTCTAGTCATAGGTTTATGCTTATGCTCAAACCAATTTACGTCAGCATTAAAGAAATCATACGCACCCTCTGTAGACCTATGTTTATGCAAAATTTGATGTACATATAAGTTATCATTTACATTAAAGTAAACAATACCCATACAACCTTTATATAGTGATTTATCACCTAATAAACTAGCAATCATCTCTTCAATAGTAATATACGCATCATTATAAGCACGTTTGGGGTGATTCCCCTCTACAATACCAATCAACTGACCACTTTCATATAAAGGTCTAATATCTTCTACTAATGTATAAATCTGCTCACTACCACTACACCACTCTTCAAGTACATTACCTTTTGAGTTTTTTGTTGTAGTATTAGTACAATCACCACCAAGAATAACTTTACACCTATCACCTAATGATAATAAAAATTTAACAGTATCTTGTAAATACTTTCTATCATTTAAACCTTGATGTACATCTGATAATACGGCAAGAATCGCCCTATCACCCTCTACTCTACATTTAATAATATGTTGCTCGTAGCTTTTAGTTAATTTATCTAACTGCCCCATCATGTATATCCTTTTAATTATCTTATCCTAAAAATAGTAGTGTTACTAGTTTATCTAACAACACTACTATTATATACATAAATTATAGCACAATTATAATATAAAACAATATAACTAATTAATTTCTGTGATAGACACCAACTTACCATCAACAAATGTTAATTCACAAGTCGTATTGTTTTCATCTGTCAATGTAGCTACACATTTACCATTAGAATGAACCTCTACATCTTGTGCAAAATTATATGTTTTACCATTATACGTAAAAGAACTCATATTATTATACCCCTATAAGAAATCAAACGAATCGTCCATACTAGCGAACGCACTTTCTACACTAGCAAGACCATCCCCACCAAAACTACTATTCATACCATCTTCTGACATGAACACATAAGCCTCACCATCTGCATACACAGTTACTGGGTCATACATTGTTTGACCAGCACGATTTTTTAATATCTGTACCTGTGCAGATTTTCTAGCTTTCAAATCCTCTGATGTATACGTAGTAAATACCCTAGCACTACCACGTTCTAACTCATTCGCATCTGCTAAACAAGTAATATCATATCTACCATCATTACGACTTGCTTTTTGCCAAGAACTACGATTAATCTGTGCTAACAGTATCATCGTTAACTGACGTACTTCCTCAGTACCATCTTCCTTAATCTCTTTCTTGAAATTCTGTGCTAAACGTCTAAAGAATGTTACATAACTATTAATCTGAGAGTTAGCATCATATGTAACACCCTGACCGCTAAACTTACACAACTGAATATAATCTACGATAACACAATCAAGCTTACCACCTAATTTATCGTCTACTTTCTCTATGACACTAGAAATCTCACCAAAAGAGAAAGTCTTGAAATCAGACTCATCTAAGATAATAACCTTACCACGCTTACGTGTATTTCCCTCATCATCGATATAATCATTCTTTAAATCAGGTTCTACCTCATTAAAGATAAAATCTTCCTCATCAGCTGTCATTGTACCCCAACGCATCTTAGCATGTGATACAAAATTATATCGTTGGAATTTAGTGCTATAACTATGACATGATAACAAGTTCCAATTAATATCCTCTTTAGGAGTCTCTAGTGATAGGTAACAGATATTATACCCTAACTCATAAGCGTTAAGATGTGCTATGTTTAATGACATCGTTGTATTATGTGTTACATACCCATTTAAACAATATGTAGGAGAACCATCAACTGTCAAATCATACATATAGCACTCAGACTGTTCAATATCTGTAACAGTATTCCATGTTAACTCAGCATTAACATACTCTTCAATATCCGCATTACGTATAGCAACTGACTCTTCACTGCCAGTATATTCATCATGTATTGAAGATAAAGAGAAACTATTGCTAACACCACTATATGTTTCAATCCCCACTGCTTCAATAAAACGCATTAATGAGATAGAACCTCTAATAAATAACTTATTATTAACTAATACTGTAGAAATACCCATTGCAGATAATAATCGACTTACAGAATACGCTTTATTAACATCGATGAAATACATAAATGTTTTTATAAATATATCTCCACCCTTAACAACATACCCTATATGACTAAATAATTCACTAATAAAAGACTTCCAACACTCAACACTCTCAGTATAAAGTTTATCATCAAAACTTTCTTGTGTTTTAGCTACCAACTCAGCACTGTGTACCCATGAAGAAATATCACCACAAGTAACATCATGTGTAGATTCTTTTAATGACTGTACAATTCTATCACCATATTTAAGATTTTGTGCTTCAACCCACTCTAAACCATTATCAGTTAAAACCCTAAATCTATGTACAGGTGATGTCTCAATAGAGATACCTCCTATATAAATGATATATGAATTCTTAACACCTTCATCATGTACTGCTACAAGTTTACGCATCCCATACTCGGATTGAACCATTAAATCACTATGTACACCAATATTATAAATCTCTTTCATTGTTAAAAGACCTCTATTAGTATACACACGTTCATTTTCTGATACGCATTTGTATTGGGACGTAAAACCAGCAATCGTAGTAACAGTACCAGGACTCATACCACCAATTTTATCATCAATCTCTGGTATACCTGTTACTAACCCTACAGGTCGTAACTTCTTATTATCATACTCTTGCTTAGAATCTATTTCAATATTAATGTCTTTAGCTTTATTTCTATTAGACAATGAAGTTAGCTTAGTAAACTCTTGTGCGATATCATCTGTAATACCATCACTCTTTACTTTAGCATTTAATTCATCTAACCGATTAGCAATATATTTATTAACCCTCTTATCAATCAGATTAAAAATATACACCCTAAAATCATTGATACCAATCTCTTCTGCTACACGTAAATCATCCTCTACTGGATACTCACTAAACATCTTAACAAACAAGTCAAGACTAGGTGTTTCACCACTCACTTCATAAGACTTAATAATAAAGTCCATGAATTTACGTTCTACATCGCTAAGAACACCATCAATCTTGAATTGTTTCTTATAATTATCGGCTTCCTCTTCAAAGATTCTAAGGTAATCTACATAATAAGGGTCTGACTTAGATAGACATGAATATATTACGTTTCTCATTAACTCACTCCCTTACTAATATAAATCAGAAACATTGTTAGAAGTCTCTACAACCTCTTCTGTCTTAACACTTTTACGCTTTTTAGTTATTGTCTTAGTAGTCTTTGTATCACTACTAAATACATTCGGCATATCTTTGTTTAAATCAATAATAGTAAAACTATCACCTGACTTAAATAAATCATAGATAGATTTATAACCATCCCTATCTAACATATCAGACGTAAAGCCATGAAAATACAACCAATTTACTTTGTTAGGTAACATACAACGATTGGTAATCACTGTACCAACTACACTAGCATTACGTGTAGGAATCATCTCACGATTGATATATACACACAATACACGTTCTGTAATATCCTGTAGTGAATAAATCTTATCCTCATCCATTAAATGAGTATTTTCACTACCCCTATTACCCCAAAAGATATCATGCAACTGCATCATACTACAATAATAATACGATTGTAATGTTTCAAAACGACTTAACATAGCTAAAAATAACTCACGATGAATATCATGACTACCGATAAATAAAATATTCTTACCCATATCAATCCCTGATAACTGTTTATATAATGTATCTATACGTTTACCATACGCTACCCTATCTGCTTTAAACTTATCTACATCTATTAGATTTTTATAATGCAGAATAAAATTCTTAGTATGAAAGTTTTTATCGTAAATTACACGTCCATATCTATCCACTTTATTAATCTCCTCTTAAAATAAAAAGTATTTGTACACATTATAACACAAAATTGAATGTTACACATATACAAATACTTAATTATCTAATCAATCCATCGAATTGTTGGTTCACCTGTGTAACCTTTTTCCCATACGTACCAACAGTAGCACACAGCACTACCACCTAATGACCTATCATCATTACGATAAGAATTGGTACATTTTCTGAACACATACATATACTTTAAAGGATATGCATCAAACAAAGGCTTACGTTTTTGACTTTCTAAAAACTGTACTTTAAGAAAAGCACATAACTTCCCACCATCTTTTAAAATACTCATACCATGTGACACATGTTCCATAGCGTACTTGTATGGCGGGTTCATTACGATATCACCATCAATCCGAGTATTATCAGATAAGAAGTCTTTTGTATAACCAAAACCCCTATCAATTAAGTCATATGCATCTACCTCATGACCATGAGAAAGTAATACATTAGCAATATTACCATTACCACAACTAGGCTCGGTAACTTTATGCTGTAAATCTACATATCTCAACAAATCCTCAACAGCCTTTGGTTCTGTTGAATAAAAATCATGTTCTTCCCTAGCATCCTTACTATGAGAACTTGCGGCTAACATTTTAAAAATATAATCTTTACTAGCCATTAACTATATACCTCTTAATTACATATGTACACTATATATGCACCAATAAAACAAATGCTAAATATGATAGCATATACAATTAATAAATGTATAAATCCACTAGAAAATATTATATCATTTCTTAATACTCTAAACAATAATTGAATCATAACGTATAGAAACAACACTGTAGGTACGATTAAAACAAACCCACCTATAATACTTAACGCTAAACTATTCAATTATCTCACCATCTAACCCAACAGTCTGTGTAGGAACTTCTACTTTCTCTACACTATTTAATACTGAATTAAGTTCTTCCTCTTTTGTTTCAATCACCTGACGTTCCATTAACAAGAAATTCAGTACTTCAAAACTCACAATACAATCATTAATTTGTTTCTTCATTGTATTTGTATCTGTATCACTTAGATTATCAATCTTAGACAATAACTGCTTAGAAACCTTAATACGTTCTTCCAAAGTACCAATTTGTGATGTAATTAACTCAACTGACATATTTAACCCTCCACATATACAATATCTGTATTAACATTATCTTTATATTTGTTACACATTAAAGGAATCTTTGTTGTATCTTTGTTATCTATATCCATATAACAAAAACCATTGCAACCCTTAACAATAATATATTTAACGTCATCCCTATTAACAAAAGAAATGATATCCCCTACAAACAACAACCTACCATTACTATCTAACACACCTGTAGACTGTCTAATCGTATTATAATCAATCTCTACCCTAGACACACTAGCATCTTTCTGTAATGTAGCTTCATCTATGAGTAACAGATAATCCTTACGCTCATCTGTAAAATGACTATGCTTAATAACATATCCATAATAGAAACCCATATATTCTTTTGTAGCATCATCTATATCTAATGCCTTAACAAGATGTGGTCTTGTTATCTCACTATTAACAACATGATGCCTAGTATTTACTTCATCTGTATAAGAGAACCCCATTCGCTACCTCCAAGTATTTACCACTAGTAATAGCTGTAATGTCTTCAAAAGAGAAAACTGTATATACAATACCATCTTCTGTCTTAACCTTATACACATTAAAGATTAACGCATATAAGAAGTTCATATCTACACGAATAGAATAGAACCCAAATATAACAAATACAAATAATAGAATAGCACACCATGTATAACTTTCTACTGTTAGAATAGCCATAGGTAATACTAGCTTACCAATAAAATCTACAATGAAAGGAATTAAATTAGTATCCCTTTCTACAGTTACCACTTCAAAAGTACTAGCATCTTTGAAATGATAATTCTTTCTAATTTTAAATAATGTTACTGCTACATAAATAAGTAACAACAACACACACAAACCAATTACAGGTAAAAACATAACCTAACCCCCAATCTTTTTAAGAAACTCTTTATCATTTTTAAGAGTGTTATATGTCTTAATAGAATCATATCTATCACACTCTTCATGAATTTTACTTCCAATCATAGTTATGTAAACCATAACTACAACAATAATGAAAGCTACTATAATCATTTTATATCTCCTTTCAATATATCCTAAGTAAATTAATACTTAGGATATAAATCTGCATTAACAATGAAAACATCTAGTATAGATAATACCACTAAAATGATACCAATTAATTTATACCACTTAGTAGGTGTATATCCTTTTGAAATAAACCATACATATGCTAAACCCCATACAATAACTAAGATACAAGGTAATCCACTTAACATTGCTAACATTTCCATTTTTGTTTCTCCTTTTGAAAGACAATATATTTACCACCTATCTGGTACATATATAGTATAACATAGGTGTAAAGTATTGTAAAGTGTTAAGTAAAAAAGAGGTAGATTTTAACTACCTCTTTTAACTATTTCCTATCTACATACATCTCATCACTATCCTGTAACACATGCATACAAACAACCCTAAAGAACTCATCACAAGAAATCTTTTCACCATCATCTGTTACCATATAGTAATTATTATGTTCATCTCGTCTGATATATTCAATACCTAAACGCTGTAATACATCTAATACACTTGTAGAAATACTATTCATACACTCCCCCTAATGCTACTCTAATATAAATGATATGGTATTAATAATAGAAACAATCACAACAAATGCTAATGATAACAATATAGATACTTTAGCATATACTCTACAAAATTCATCTAACTGATATGACTTACTAACACCACACACAACACTTATCAACAACACAACAAACACATATAATGAAATCCCTAGTATAGAATACACACCATATGCATAATTTAATATAGCATTGACACCATCCATATCTCACCTAATCAATTAAATAATACAACAATGGTAACTTATCAATCGTATCAGCATTATAAAAGAAACGATGTAATGGTTTAGCAATGACTTGACACTTACTCCCATCTGTAGAATATACTTTCATCTTATCATCTTTTACAACAATGTAATCATAACCATTAAGCATGAACTCATTAGACAATACCCTTGCTATATATTTTACGTCAACATCATTGCTATACTTAGTTAATACCTCAACAACAGGGTCTACTACTTCTGTACCCATATCTTCAACCTCTTTTTCTTCTATAACTTGACTAGAATCTAATGATTTTTTATATCCCTTAGCATGACTCATAATTGATTCCAAGATAGCATACTCATCACTGTTTATTAAATCACCATTAAATGTATAGAACTCTTTAGCAACAGCATTAATTCGATAAGCCATATCTTTAATTGTTGTCTTAAAAGAGTATATATCCATCTTATAGTTAAATAAAGAAGATTGCCAACCAACACTCTCACAATATAACAATAACCCATATAGATAATAGAAATCTGCTAAGTTAAACTCCGTATGTCTAACTACTGTTTCACCATCTGTAAATGTAATATGGAACTCCATATTGTAATTATAGTCAGACATATTATATCGTAACTCTAAACTATCAACCTCTTTAGTGATACCATGTAGTGTATCATCAACCACTTTCAACAAAGTGATTAAACTCATTCTAGCTTCATTAAGATAACCACTATCAACAAACACAGTATCTTTTAAGATAGTATTTCTATCATATGTCCCATATGTAGGTAATATCATATTCCCACATCGATGCCAATTAATCGGTATGTCATCACCACAACTACTACAAAATGTATCTGGCTTTAATTTAAACACATCACTACTTGTATAATATTCACAAAATAGGTTATCATAATTCTCATACTTTAATTCATACATAAGCTGAACCATATGCATAGATGACATAAACCTAACATGACGATACCATGTAGCACCTACTACCCTAAGCACATTGACCATCATGCATAACACACTAGGAATAATATTAGCATAGTCAGACTCTTTTACAGGTAATGTATTAAAATTAATAATACTCCCTATTAATTCTTCTCTCTCATGATATCTACGATTAAGAATTAAAATATGTCCATCTTTACATGTTACATCATTATCAAATGTACCATTTTCAAACTCTAATGAATGTTTCAATCGCTCTAATCGAAGATATGTATCATTCTTGATTTTGTATCTAAAGTAATAAATGATATATAACATCATAGCCTGTGATATATGCTTATTTAATTTATTACAACCCATCTTATCTAAAAACACTTTAATAGTTGCATCATAATTTGTATACCCATCCCCATATGTATCACGCAACAATGTATCTGAATGACATACCATAGCACTTACAATATCAAACACAGTTATCTTATCTTTTTCACAAGAATAATTGCAACTCACACCAACCGTAATTGCATCTACTACATCTCTAACCAATCTAACAGTATCGATATGTTCTACATCTGTACTCTTAATCTCTTTAGGTAAATTAGTATACAATGTATTAATCAACCCTACATCTCTCGTATCATTGTAACGTACACGAATATGATACCCATTGCTAACACTCTCTAATTCATCTTGATATATCTTACGTAGTGTTTTAAGTTTATCAAGATGTAGTTTAGACAACATAAACATAACAGCATGAATATTTTCAATGACTTCATGTACAGCTATTTCTTTTCTAGTTGTAAATGCTACGTGTTGAATAATAGGAGATGTCATTGAAACATCCTCACCCTTATTATTGTACATATGAAATGGATTTTTAAAATCATCATGTACATATCGAATACAACAATTAGTATAATCACCATCTACAAAGTAATTATACAATCTATGACACTCTAATAGGTAGTTAAGAACATTCTTAAATACATTCCCCTCTAAATATGCATTAAGAGTAAAATTAGGGCATAACCGATATGCTGTTTTATTCTGTTTTAATAACTCCTGTACCTCATATAAACTGTAGATAGCATGAGTCATGATAAAACGTAACTTATCTAACACAGATTTAATCGTCATGTTAGACAACATTTCAAACTGCTCAACGATACCCTCACTTAAATCAAAATTAAAGAAATCCCCTTCAAAATCTATGCCCATCTCCTCAATAGATGTAATCTTAGAATTATAACCATAACTATTTCCCTTATGTTTCAACACATAGAATAATTCTATACATCTTACATACTCTTCTGCTGTTAATCGTATCTCTTCTGTATTGTATATCATAATCTAATCCCCTCTCAATTATTTACACATATACACGTAATATGTCAATGGTAATAAGTCTAACTTATCTACGTCATAGAAAACATTGTGTAAAGACTTAGGTACGTATTCTTGCAAACTATTATCTGTACTAGAATACACTACTAAATCCTCACCATCACGCATAATCACATCATAACCACTATCAATAAACTCCATAGCTAGGTCTTTAGCTAACATAAGATTTTTAGCATCACTAGAACGCACTAATTTTGTTTCTTTAGAATGTACTACTTTCATTTTTTCTGCCCCTTTTTTATCACATGAATTGTCTACTATTACAGATAATGTACGTAAACTATCAACTATTACAAAAATATCTTCATCAAAATCAATGAAGTTAAAACTAGTTACCATCATATCCCTGACTTCAGATAGGATATCATATACTTCCTTTAATGTAGCATCATAAATCTGATACCCACTATCCTCATGAAACAAACTATACACAGCATAGCTAAACATATCAGTAACAAGTAATGGATATGTTTCAACTCTACCATCATATGTTTTAACAATGAATGATAAGTTACTATAATCTTTGAAATCCTCTACACCAATAGATACTGTTTTAATGTCCCTAGCCTTAATCTCACTAAAGATACCATACAATTTATCAAGTATAAGACGTAATACAACTCTCATCCCTTTATATCGTTTCTCAACTATAGATACTATAGGTTTATAGTTACTTACACCCTTAGTATAATAACGTACACCATCTAAAGGAAACACCATATCAGAACATGTTAATAAAGAGTCACTATTAATAGTACCAAAATAATTAGTATTGCAATTAAGATATTTATCAATCTCATAATCCAATGTAATGTATGTATCGTCTCTAGATTTAGCAATATCTGAAATCATTCTAAACCCATTCAAAGCATCAATAAATACAACATCTTTATCTGCATTTAATGTATTATAGAAACTCTTTACTAAACCTCTAGATAGTTTTAGTAAATCTAATACATCATCTACATCTAAATTAAAACCAATAGAGTGGTCATCAATATATTTATGCAATGAAAGAACTTCATCTCCTTTATGCTTGTGATGAACTACCATAACATGTCTATCGTTGTGCCACGTAAAATCAGAATTATAGTTATCTTTACAAAAATCAATATAAGACAACAACATATCTAACCTATCACTATTACCTGTATCAACCATAAAACTATGATAATGAATTAAATGCATATTAACACTCTGATGAATATGTGCATAACCAACAAAACTCACACTAGTAGCGGATAACAACAAACACACATACGGCATGTATTTAGTATATCCACTATAACCCACAACACTTTCATATTGATATTGTAAATAAGACTGTATAGCACTAGCAACTGTCACATAGTTATCAATAATAGGTGTATTTAATAGGTACTGATGACCTTCAATAGCCTTAATAAAACAATCGACTTTATGCACATAATTTAATTGATTGACTAAATGTTTAACTCTATCACTATCAACATGCACAGAAAATACATTATCACCAAATACTACAAAACCATTACCCTCTGTAACATAATTAATCTGTTTCAACCCTACCTTATCAAAAGACTTAGAATCTGTGCGACTTAAACCATCATAAGCAACTTTAAATGAATCAGAATGTAATCTAATCAAGTATCGAATAACTGTATCGACATTATTCAACACATCCCTAACTTTAATTTTATGAGAACCACTAAACACAACTGTAGGTAACAATCGAATAGTTATATTATCTCTTACAATAGTACACGGAGTGACTGCATCTATACTAGTATGTTCTATGACAAAATTAACACAATCCCTATGTACATCATACTGTGTCTTAATAATATCATCCATACCTCTATTAGTATTCATATTACAAAGATTATTAATATAATCATACAAATATTGATACTCATACAACAGTTTAACTTTATCAGATTCATCCTGATTATCGAACTCACGTAAATACACGAAACTAGGCACTAAATTTTTATCTTCATTGGCACGATAGTATCTAGCTATATTACCATAATCACTAACAACAGCATGACATACCTTATCATACAATTCCTTTACAGTTGTTTCTAAGTGTACAACACAATCAGAAATAGCATTATTATGTTTAAGTAGAAGATTAGTATTCACACCCAACTTTTTCAAATCTTTATATTCAGGTGTGATATCTTCATCTTCTGCATTATAGAAACGTAATCTATTATTAACAACTTGAATACCACCATCTAAACCCACCATATTAATAGCAGATTGTAATTGAAAGATAGTACGTACATAACCAATATACTCTTCTGCTGTAATAACATCAGCGTTAAAATATTGTGTTACCATTATTAACCTCCTATAAATGCATTCCACTTATCTTGATAACTATCTTCAAACATATTACATGTAGTATTCTTCTTAGCCATACGTACTTTATATGTCATCTCTAAATTCCTATCCCCTAACAATTCATACATCTCTCTATTTAAGTGATTAGGATATAAGAAATACATTGTACCTACATCATTAAGAGAAATACTATGTAAATAATAAGGTTTATCGCCCATGTAGACAATATCACCTGCACAAGGTAAATTAAGTATACCTCTAATGGAATATACACCCCTACGCAATGGTCTATATAAATCTAACAAATCAAACGTAGAAGTGATATTTAAGTATGTCTTACGTTTAATTGCATGATTGTCTAAATCTTCTTGTGTATACCCCTGTACTACAGCAATAATATTATCACCAACTTCAAGAGTATTATAACCCTTAATATGTAATCTAAGTAATGTTTCATATAAATAAGAGAAGTTCTTATCTAAATCTTCTTTAGCTAGCATTGTAGTGTTTTTATTATTAACCATAGTATCACCTAAAATACCCTCTACTTCTGACTTCTTATTTAATACAGTATTAACCAACTTCAAGGCAACACCCTTGTCATAATCACTCTCAGCATACATACGAATAAAATCAATATCATCTAACCCAATAGGTACAATATAACTATTAGCTTGTAGATAATCCATTAAAAAACTAATAGCATAATAATCATCCCTATAAAACGTATGTACTCTTCGAAGAACACGTTTAAATACTTTACCCATAAATGTATCAAATGCTACCACATATCTCTTAGGTATATTCTTCATAATGTCGCTAACCAAATCAAGTTTAAGAAAATAACCATCTATTCTAACTCTGTAATACACCTTGCTACAATTTACATATCTTACAATATCCTTAACCCCAAGGCTCTCAAAATAGGTTAACATACTCATGACCATACGATATGTTTGTGAATCAAACTTTTTATACGTTTTATTCTTTTTCATATTAATTCTCCTTTATTAGTAATTTTTCTAATTCTTTTTCTAGTACATAGAACTCATCAGAAATATGTACTACGTTATCTACTTTATACGTATATTTCATTTTATTCTTTTCATATAGCTTTAACAAGATATCTAGCATATACTTATTAAAGTTTACCTCACTTTTTGTCTTGTAATATTCTTTTGACTCTTTAGTATACAATGGAATATCTAATGCCCCATCACATACCTCCTCCATTAAGTTAGAATATATTTCTTCATACGTGCAAGATTCACACTCATCATTACCCCATACACTCTGTAGATATGATATACATTCTTTATTTACTTCATACATTAAATCGTAACTAGGAATCATTTTTTATCTCCTTTTATAAGAAATACTATTACATCTATAGTATACCT